CACCATGGCAGAAACTCCAGCGCCTGCACCGGCTCCGCATCCTCGGCCCGGTGGATATTCGCCGTCATGGCCAGGAGTTGCGCCAGCAGCAGCTCCGTGCGCTCCTGCGGCAACAACTCCAAGCCATACAGCGCCTGCCACTCCGATAGCTCCCGGCTGCTGATCTGCCTCAGCAACTGGGCGACAGGCATTCCCAGCGCGGCCGCTAGGCGGAAGATGAACCGCCTCGCCGGCCGCGCCGCGAGTTTTTTCGCAACTCCTCCACATCCTTCTTGCTCAGGCCGGAGAGCCGCTGCGCCACCTCATACACCCGATCCAGCGCCTGGGCGCTCTTCTTGCCCAGCGCCACCACATCCTCGTCCGAAAACAGCCGCTGGTCGCCCTCGTCCACCACCGACAGCGCCACCAGCCGCGCCCGGGCGTTCAGCAGGTCCAGCTCATAGGTGGGCCGCTCGCCCGCCTGGATCTCGCCGATCAGCAGGAACTCAGCCTCATACTGGTCCCGCGCCGCGCCATCCAGGCCGCGCACCATCACCTGGCCGCCCCACTCAGGCACCTCGACGACCTCCCGCAGCAGGTCATCAGCCGCCAGAATCTGCGCCTTCGTCAACAAAGCCATGCCACACATCTCCTTTCCGACCCGTCCAACAGGTCCAATCCGTCCAACAGGTCCAATCCGTCCGATCCGTCCGACTCCGCCCAACCCTACGCCAACGTCGGCTTCCCGCTCACCGTCAGCTCTACCTCGATCTCAGCCACGCCCTTCACCGGCAGTTCCCCGCCGAAGTCGGACACATACGCCGGGATCGTCCACGTCACCGGGCTCGTGGTCGGGATCACCAACTGGAAATTCCGCTTGGTGCGCCCCACCATGTCCTTCAGCAACCCGGCCGAGAATGACTGGGTCGCATCACCCGGGATCCAGTTAGCCTTGAACTTCACCTTGTCGCCGTCCAGCAAAGTGGGAATGTGCTCCACCCAGCCGTCCGTGCTGCTGTGCGAAGTCGTCTCCTCCGTCTCCAGCTTGATCTTGAACTTGATGTCCTTCACCTCCGCGATGGTGGCAAAGGTCTCCGTCGACGCCCCGTTGCCCAATTTCAGCAACGATCCGAAACTACTGATAGCCATGTCCTACACTCCTTCGACCAGCTTTCCCCGCCGGTCATAGATCTGGATGATCGAAGACTGCGCCTGGGGCGCGTGCGCCGTCAGCTGGTGCTCGATCATCGCATCCTCACCGGCCAACGTGTCGAACGGGCACAGCTCACACCGGTAATGGGGGATCCCGTTCCACTCCCCCACCACGTACAGGATCTGGCCCTCCGGCCCCTCGACGATCTCCGCCAGGCTGCCGTCACCCGATTCGTCCAACACCTCCGATCCGTCCAACCCGTCCGCCTTCTTCTTCTTTCCCATACCGTCACTCTCCATGCCAAACAAAGAAATCCAGCAGCACACTGAACGCCGTCGCCTCGCTATCCGTGGCCACGTCCTCCAGGTCCGCCTCATTCTCACACGTGATCGCGCCGATCACCACGCTGCCCGCCGTGCCCTTATAGCCATCCAGCGCGCCGCGCACCGCATCAGCCAGGCTTCTCGCCTGGGAGAAGCTGTTCGCCACACAGCGAAACTGAAAGCGCGGCCGCGCCAACCCTGCAGGGCCATCATGCGCGTGCTCTCGCACACTGCTGATCCTCTGGTACACCACCAGAGGCTTTACGGCCGTCTGTCGCGCGTACAGCGGATAGATCCGCTGGCCGCAGATCGCCGTCACAGCCGAGCTGGCCGTCAGGATGCTCACCAGGTTCTCGTCGATGCTCGCCATCAGGTCACGCTCTCCACAGCGCTGCGAAAGTCACGACCAACGCGATCCGTCGCCGCATCGCCCTGGCTGTCCCACGCTGACCGGAGGAAGGGCGCCGCCGCAATGCCCGATACCCGCCGCGCCGCGCCGCCTTCCCAGATCATCAGCCGCGCCCGCTTCGGCCCGTGCGCCGATGTACCCAGCTCGAAGAAGCGGTAATACCACTTAGCCCGCGTCGGACCGATACTCACCTCGACCACCTTCGCCGTGCGCTCCGTCGTCTCCGTCTCGATGTGCGGGCCTGGCGCGCCGCCCCGGGCCGCATCGCGCACCAGCACCGCCCCGGCCTGCACCGCCGGCTCCAGCACATCCTGGACCCGGATGCCCATCTCGCGCAGCTTGGCCACCAGCTCCGGCCCACCCTCCAGCGTCACCTGGATGTTGTCAGCCATCGCCTAAGCTCCTTCCACTACGTCGACGCACATCAGCTCACACTGCGTCCGCCGCTCGTCGGAGGTGATCGTCTTGATGTCCCAGGACGCGCCGCCGCCGGCCTCCACGATCCGCCAGGAGGGCCGCACATCCGCGCGGTATCGGATGCGGATTCGGGTCTGGTCCTCGGCCTGTACCTGCCGCGCCTGCAAAAACTCGCGCCCGTACATCGGCTCGATGGACCCCCACACCGTGGCCACCGTGCTCCACGTCGTAGTCACATCGCCGAACCCGTCGCGCGCCTCCACCGGCACCTTGATCACCAACCGTCTCCGCAACCGTCCAGCTCTCATATCCTTGTCCTACCAGTCCAACCCGTCCAACTCCGTCCGACCCGTCCTACTCCTACACCTCTCGCCGCCAAGGCCCAAACAGCGCCTTCACCGCAAACGGCAACTCCTTCGGCATCGCACCCGTCATCAACGCCAGCTCCCGATTTTCGTACCAATGCCCGACCAACAGCAGCACCGCCTGCCGCATCGCCATCGGGGGAGACAAGACATCCAGGCCATATCCCGCCGTGAACTCGATCTGCAGGCCGTTCAGGGCCGCCAGCGTTGCGCTCGGCCAGCCATTCAGCATATGCAGCCGACCAGGCGCGCTGTACGTGTCCACCTGGTACTCGGAAGACGCGATGGTCGTCTCCACGCCGTCGTCATCCGTGTAGCGCACCTCATCCACACTCAGCAGCGGATACGGCCGTAGCTCGATGGTGTCGTCTGCCGGCCACTCATCCGTCACATACAGCCACTTCTGCGCCGTCATCGCCACCCGAGGCCGGCTGATCTGCTCCAGATGCTCCCGCGCCGTCGAGATCAGCGACGCCACCAGCGTATCATCGTCATCCACATCGATGCGGCAATGCAGCTTAGCCTCAGCCAGCGTCACCGGCTCCACCACCGGCGGCTCCAAACAAATCAACGCCATAGCACTCACCTCGTCCTACCAGTCCTACTCATCCGACCAGTCCTACCCGTCCAACAATTCCTTCGACACCCAGCCGCCATCGTCAACCCTTCCCGGCTGCCCGGTCCAGCACCTTACGCACCATGCGCAGGTCATCGTCGATGTGCAGGTCCGCGCAACTGGGCGCCAAACACCGCCAGCGCCACGTCCATGTTGATCACCAGCGCGCGCACGCTTTCCAGCGCCAGCCCGCGCAGCACGTTGTCAACCACACCCGTCGTCTCTACAGTCTTATCGTCCATCGTGTACCGTCCTACTCGTCCAACATCGTCCTACCAGTCCCACCGGTCCAACCTTCATTCCGCTTCCTGCCCAGGCCCCACAGCCCGTTCAGTCTCCAGCTTCACCGCCCGCGCCAGCCCTCGCTGCACCAGGTCAGCCGCCACCTCATCCGGCAGATCGTCGATCACCTGTCCGGCCTGCAACATCCGACCCTTCGCCGGCGAGTACTTCGTCAGCATCATCACCTTCATCCGTCCAATACCTCCGATCCGTCCAACTCGTCCGACACATCCTACGCCACCGGCCCCAGCCAGGCTAGAAGCGTCCAATAATCACGCTCACCTGGAGAGACCCCAGCCTTCACCTGGCCAGGACCGGTAGACTCCGATCAGCGTCTCCGCCAATCCGCGGTTCTACGCCGTTCCTTCCGCCGGGCTCACATGCAGCTCACCCACATTCCCGCTCACCGGCAGCTCCTCAGCGCCATAGCGGATAGCCAAACAGAACGTGACCTTCGCCGTCGACACGTTCGGTACCGTGATGATCGGCCGCACATACCGCTCAGTCGGCTCCACAATCTCCAGGATCGCCAGGCCGTCCGTCGACGGACTCGCTACCGTGCTGAACGTCTTCGACGATCCAGCCAGGTCAGCCGCCGTCCCGAAGCCTGACGCCGAGTCCTGCTGCGCCTTGATCGCCCACGTCGAGAAATCCTCGCCACCGGCAGCGCCCACGATGAACGCCACCCCGCGGTAGCCCTTCATGTCCACCCCAGTGCCCGTCAGCGACTCGTTGTCCGCCGACTTATACACCTGGATTGACACCAACGTATCATACAGAATGCTAAGCATCGTCACACCTCTCTCCAGGGGATGGGCCCCACCAGCAGACCCACCCCCGACTCGTCCAACTCCATCCGACCCATCCGACTCCGGATCACGCCGTCAGCGCGTCCAGCATCGCCGCAAACGACTCCGCGTGCCGCACCGCCACATCCACATCCTGCAGGGCGATCACGCGCACCGTGCCGGCCGTGCCGCCAGTGTACGGATCTACCAGGATGTCCAGGCCGCCCCACATGCCGATGATCAGGTCCGCCCAGTTGCCGAAGAAGATCGCCGAGCACACACCCACGCCCGTGCCCGACCCCTTCGTCAACGTCGAGCTGACCTGGTTGGTCACATGGAACGGATAGCCGTTCACCGGCGTGTTGCCGGAGGTGGGCTCCCAGATCATGATGTCGCCGTAGGTCGCCGTCCGAGGCGTGCTCTTCAGCTTCCCGCGCACCTTTGCGTTGCTCATGTACGCCAGGCGCCCCAGGTCAGCGTTGTCCACGGCCACCGCCGTCTCCAGCGCCACCATGTGCGCCCATGTGGGCGCCAGGCCATCCGTGCCGCCCGCCACGTCGCCGATCCCGCTCGTCGCCGCGATCCCCGTCGGAGCGTTCCCCGTGCCCGGACCATGCAGCGCAGAGCTGTCGATTGCCAGACCCAGCACGCTCGTCAGGTCGTTGCGCACGAAGGCCTCGACATCCACGCTCGACTGTTTCAGCAGCTTGCGGCTGATGTCGGTCCACGCTCCCACCGTCTTCGGACTCAGCGCCACCTGGCCCAGCGTCTGAGCGCCTTCCGTCGGCGCCGTGCTTTCGCCCACCCAGTAGGCCGTCGCGCCCCCAGTCTGCTTCGGGATCGCCACATCGCCCACCAAGCCGGCCAGCACCGTCGCGCCCGCCGCCCGCACCATCATCCGGTTGCGCAGCAACTCGATGAAGGATTGCGCCAGCAGGTCAGTGCTTACCAGGTAGCCGCCGGCCGATGGCGTGCCCGCCACCATGTCGCGTTGCTCCGCCGCCAGCACATCCTGCGGCACCCAGAAGCCCTGGGCGCTGCGCCCCATCCGCTTCGCCGTCGCCTCGCTCGCCTCGCGCTCCAACTGCGCATTGCGCCAGTCCTGGCTGGCCGCCGCGTTGATCGCCCGCACGATGCTGTAGCGCCGCAGCTCGTCGCGCGACATGCCGATCTGGCCATCCGTCACCAGCTGTCGCTCGCCCGCCCGGCCGGCAGCCTGCTCCAGGTTCTCCAGCCGCTGGCCGCGCTCGACCCGGCCGTTGATCTGCTCCACCTCGGCCATGATCTCGTTGTACCGGGTCGACTCCTGCTCGGAGAGGTCCCGATTTTCCTTCTCCGCCCCATCGTTCATCTTGCGCGCCTCAGCCAGAAGATCAGCCTTGCGCCGCATCAGTTCCCGCATGTTCATCATCTCACCTCGTTGTCCTTGTCATGCTGAGGTCCGCCGAAGCATCCCTCTTGTCCGTCCGACCCGTCCTACTTGTCCGAGCCGTCCAACTCCCAGGACACCGCCCCCAGGGCCGCGCCCTCCAACTCCAACCGCCGCCTCCGAGCCGCCCGGCGCGCCCGCGCCTGCTGCCCCTCGGCATCATCCACCCCAGGCGGCGCCATCTGCGCCCGCATAGCCGCCGCCTGGTCTCGCACCTGCGTCGATGTCTGCGGGTAAGCCGGAAACGTCACTGGAGAAACCTCCAGCAGCGTCCCCCGCTTCACCCGCCGCACCACGATATCGCCGCTCACGACCCACTCGTCCTCGTCCACGTAAAACCCAAACGAGCTCCCCGTCACGTCGCCGCGCTCGATGCTCACCAACGCATCGTTCGCCCAGCCCGTGTCCGGTGGGTCGCTCTCGGCGTAGATGCCCGTATCATCCTGAGTCAGCGCCAGCGTGCCCGCCGTCGTCCGGCCCAGCACCCGGCTCACATCGTGCTGCCACAGCGCCCGGATATCCTGGCCATCCGTCTCGAACGCCCCGGCCACGATCACCTCGCGCCAGCCGCCCAGGTCCACGCTCAGCTCGCCATACGGCACAGCCCGCTGCACAATCCGCCGCCGGCCATCCGCCGCCGCGCGCACCTCAACCCGTCCATCCAACCAAGCCCGTCTCTCCAGCTCACTCTTCTTCATCCGTCCGATACCTCCAATCCGTCCAATCCGTCCGACTGTTTCCCAGGAAACACTACGCCGCCACCACCATGCAATCACACCCGCCATGCAGTGGCGCGTGCCGCACACTATGGCCAGGCCGGAAGACAACGCCCGCCGCGTCTAGCAGCGTCTCGCCCATCTGCATAAACCAGCCACTCGGCCCGACCACCCGGCCATTCAATTGCTCGCACCACTCGCAGCTCTCGCCGAACGAAAACCAGCGCATCGACAGCCCAAACCAAGAGTAGATCGTCGTCGCCACCGCGTTGATCTCCGTCACACTCATCTCATCCGCGAAGCGCTCCGCCTCGCCCGCCTGCATCTCATCCAGCACAGCCTCGACAGCCAGGAGCGCATCCTGCTCAGCCGCTTCCGCCTCGCGCAGCGCCTGCAACAAATCCCGTCGATGCCCGCCCACCCAGGCGCCAGAGCGGCTGTCCACAAAGTTAAACGTCCACGCCTCGAGCTCCTCGTCTGGCCACCGCTGGCCGATCTCCCGGCTCACGTCCGCACGGGTCAACTCTGCCACACCCTGCAGATGCGGCATCAAATACTCCCGCGCCACCGCGCCAAAATCCCGGTAGAACTCATCCAGCCAGCTCTCCATCTCAGCCACACTCCGCCGCTCCGACCCACTCCCACCCGTCCCACCAGTCCTACCCGTCCCACTCGTCCGACTACCCTCCTCCCCCAACCGCCGCCGCGCAGCATTCCGCACATCATTGCATTCCCGGTTCACCAGCCGCTGCGCCACATCCCGGATCGTCCGCCGGCTCGTCCGCGCCAGCTCCTGCCGCCCGCGCCCCGTCTCCTCAACCTCCCCCTCCGACCGCCTCTCCCTTCCCGTCCTACCCGTCCCACCCGTCCGATCCGTCCTACTCCCCTCCGTCCCACTCCCCTCCCCCGCCTCCACCATATTCATCGGCTGCAAGAAGACATCCCCGCCATCCACAGGGTTCAAATTCTCCCGCTGCCGGATCTCATTCACACTCATCCAACCCCACTGCCGAGCCGTCGAATACGCCTGGTTGCGGCTCACCGAGTCGCCGCGCAGCAACCCATCCACGAGGAACTCAGCAAAATACCGCTCCTGATCCCGGCGCAACAGCAGCGACACCAGCGCCCGCGCCTCGATCCTCCGCAGCCACGGCTGCAACGAGTAGACCACATACTCCGTGCTCTGGTGTTCAATGTTGGCGAACGTCGCCCGGTCCAAATCGCCAATCATGTGCGGAGGAACGCGAAACATCCCGGCGATCTCGCTCCTCTGGAACTTCCTCGTTTCCAGGAACTGCGCATCCTCTGGAGGAACGCCAATCTTGGAGTACTTCATGCCCTCTTCCAGAATCGCCAGCCTGTGCGCATTATCCAGACCTTGATGCCGATCCTTCCACGTCGCCTGCAAGCGCTCATAAGCGCCGTCGCTCAGCTCGCCCGGATGCTCCAGCACCCCGCCAGGCACCACGCCGTTGCCGAATACGCTCGCTCCGTAGCGCTCAGCCGCCATCCCCAGCCCAATCGCCTCCCGCGCCTGGCCCACCACCGACAGACCCTTCAGCCCATTCGTGCGCATCGACGCCACATGAAAGACCCACTCCGCGTCGAACGTCCGTGGATCCTCCGGGATCTCGATATCATACACCAGCCGCTTGTTGGCCAGCCGCCGAGGTGTCACCAGCCTGGGCGGTATCGGCCACAGCGCCGCCACCTCCCCCCGGCCATCCACCACGATCTCCGCGTAGAAATTGCCCCACAACAGCAGGTGGACGATGGCCATCTCCCAAAACTCGAAGCTGGTCATCTCCGGATTCGGCTGCGTATGGAGGACGCGGTAAAGCGGATGTTCCGACGCGCGCCGTTTACCCGCCTGGCCATCCCGTTCCGTCCGCTCGTACAGAATGCACGGCAACGTCGCCACGCTCTCGCTCAGCACCCGCACGCAAGCCAGCACCGCGCCATACGCCAGCGCGCCCTCGTCCGAGACCATCACGCCCGAAGCTGTGCCAATCCCGCCCCGCAGCGCCTCGATCAACGCCCGATCCGGGTTCTTCAGCGTGCTATCCCGTCGCTCATCCGGCTTCGCCAACCTGCTCAATACACCCATGCGCTCACCGTCCTACCAGTCCTACACGTCCGACCAGTCCAACTCGTCCAACCACATCCTACCCATCCGCCGACCTAGCCGCCCGGCTCACCAGCCACAGCCCACTCACCAGCACCACCGCGCCGCACACCACCAGCGCCAATCGCCAGTCATACGCGCCCAAGCCGCCGCCCAGCATCGCCAAACCCACAATCACCAACCAATCACTCAGATCCAACGTTCGCACGCAAACCTCCTACTCGTCCTACCAGTCCAACCTCGTCCAACTCCGTCCCACTCTCCACTACACCACCGCCAACAACCCAGCAGCCACCACCACAAACTCACCCGTCGCCAGCGTCACAGCCTCATCCGGCGTCGCCGAAGTATCGAAGCCCTTCAGCCACCAGGTATAGCCGCCCGGCTTCACAGCCTGCGTCTCAGCCACGTGGACAACGGCCGTAAACGAAGAGGCCCCAGCCGTCAGCGTGCCATTCCCTGCGCTCGCCGGCGCCGCCCCGCCGATCCTGGCCAGCCCCGTGTCCGAGCGCACATACAGCAGCGCCTGGCTGTCCGCCTGGCGTTCATTCCGCTTCACCACCAGGCCCAGCGCTTCATAATCCGCCAGGTTTAACTGATCCGACGCCACCGTAAACCGCCACGTATCCGCCACGTAGACCGTCACCGTGCCGCCCAACACCGAAGACACCACCGTCACCATCGCCCCGTTCAACCCACCCAGCAGCGCCGCCTCCAACTCGTCCAACCCGTCCGCCACGTCCGTCCCCAGCCCGTCGATCTGATCACTCAGCGCTCCCATCTGCGTGTCAAAGTTGGCCGCGGCCATGCCCACCGCAGCGCGCGTTCCTGCTGCGTCCAACGGAGCAGTATAGCCCGCTGTCGCCAACCGAGAGCTTACTGCCACATCCAGCATTGCAAGCTCCGCAGCCAGTTCCGTTCGCACCGCCGCTGCTATCGCGCTCGCATCTACCGCAGCCTCGCCGTAGATCACACGCAGGATCGGGGGATAAAGGCTTTCGCTAGTCTTTAGATGTATGCGTTCGTCGGTGGTAGGTGTAACATTGTCGCGGTCATGCTTAGCCAGTAAACCATAGTACGTTGTGCTTGTGCGGCTAATCCATGACGTATCCAGCGAGTAATCATTGCCGTAATACACATTAGCCAACAGTCCGGCTCCTTGTGCGCACCAAACGACATCCTTCGACGCAGCCAGCGCAGCATCGAAGACCGCTTCCTGATTGCCGATCGATACCGGATTCCATGCCGACCAGTTCAATTTTGTGATTTCCACGTCGTCTGATAATGTGAGGGGGTATTCCGTCGCCAACAGTAGCGTAGCCGCTTGCACCGAAGAAGCGCCAAGGCTGGACGTGTCGAACGCCAAAAAGCAGCGATTGGCACCCCAGTGCTCTCCACCTTTGCCGCTTTGGTAAACATTGCCAACCCACACAACACCAGTCGAAACATCGAAAGCCTGAACTGTGTCATGTGCGTCAGACCACGACACGTAGCTATCGGTGTACACATAGCCATCTGCTGCCGTTGCCGAAAAGTCCGGGTCTAGCACCACAGGATACGCAGCGC